GGTTCGGATCGCATTTCTTGAACAGTCTGTTGCTGTTCTTCGATTTGCGGCTCATTTAACGTAATTTCTTTTAAAGGAATTTGTTTGCCGTCGGTAAGTTTAAGCTCCTTTGACCCTAGATAGGTGGTTAACCTAACGTAGTGCCAACGCTGTTTTTAAGGTTTTTTCGACTACAAGCTTGGAAGCCATAGGCTTGGATAGTCTGGGGCACAACTACATCACATGCAATGCTACGATGATCCCGGGTGGGGATCCAGCGAAAACGTAACAATCAAAAGATGTAAGTGGACACACTCTTATATGTACACAAGATTTATCAGTCTGAATTCAAACACAATAATTATATCGTATTATGTTGTCATTATGGTCGGGTACTCATTACCCGCGGAAAGTGTTGCAGTTTCCAGGCCGCAACAGACTCCCTTCTGCTATTAAACAGTGGCTGGGATAGTTTCGTGATAATCATTTGTATACACACCTCTAGGATGAGTTAGAGTGTGAACAAGCCTTTTTTGTGATAATATTTTCTGCCTCTGCGCAGAATCCCATCATCACGGGTGGGGAGAACGGAATATAGAAGTCTATTGAGAGTGGACTTCAAATACACCTCCAAAGTTAGAATTAGGTCTTAGTGGCGTTGCCTTCCTCTAACAGTGGGAAAGCGCTGTTGATTACAGCTTCAAATCTATCGGGATACGATTGATTAGTAAGTACTAGCCCTGTCATGGAAAGACAGGGTGTCACATTAATACCAGTGCTTGGTTGTGGAATATCTCAAGAGAAAGAGATTTACCACCATTGTGTTTCAAAATTAATTGAGTCTCAAAAATGTGACGAGACTTTAGATAGTATCGTTTCACTATTATTGCTATCTGGAATAATAGGATTTCTCAGTATACGGATCGATTTTCCAATATACGTCGACAAAGGGTTCTCAGTCGAATGTATCTGATCCCATGCTCCGCCGTCTATATGTATGACTACAATATAAACGGATGCATAGAACCAAATAAACTCGGCTCGGACCTGGGGGGTAAATCCCC